TCAGATTGAGCTTGCATGGATTGGTTGACTTGGGCGATTTCAGTATCAATACTTCTCTTGATATTGTCTGCATGTCGCTCAGCCTCAGCTTGGGCTTGCTCGATGCCGTCGTTGATTTCGGATTTGACTTTATTAATTTTTTCATCAAATTCCTTATCCTTATATTCCAGTTGCTGTTGGACCTCTGCTTCGATCTCAGTAGACATTTGCTCGATGCGCTTGCCTAAAAATCCCTTATAAGCATACTGAGTATCATTCCCAGCCTTACTGTCTGCGCTAATCTTAGACTTAAGACCGCCCTTGAAACTGAAAGATTGACTCAGGACAGGGACTTTGTAGGTCTCGTTTTTGTTTGTCTTGAGCGTTACCCATTGACCGACATCTAGCTTCAAATGCCCTTGCCAATCAAGCGAAAACGGGTAATACTTGATGTCTTTTAGCTCATAATACAATTCATCCAATAGATTCTGGTTCATGAAGCTATTTTCAAGCTCCAATGAACGTCCAGTTCGTAAGCCTACTGTCAGCGTTTCCTTGTCTTTCTTACAAGTAATACCAGCAATCTGATATTGGATTTCACTCTTGGTCAAACCATGCAAAAAATAATTATCAGCAGTGACAGTGATTCTTGATTCTGTCAGACCACGGACTTCAAGCTTCCCTTGTCGATTAAAAAAAGCAGAAAAGCCAAGTAACTGAATCGCTTGGCTTAACACTTCTCGGAAAGTAATGTCATTTTTATCTGCTTTCGCTTCGATATGTCTCTGGATAGCTTTAAGACCTAGATTGTCCGTCTCTAGCTCTATTCCTGTCTTTACACAAATCTCACGAATAACATCCCGAATCTGCGCAGGATAAGTCAAATCAGAAACATAGGGCTGGTTTAGCTTGAACATGCCGTCCATCAAGTCCAATTCGGTAGTATTCCTGTTGCGGTCAATACTGATGTCATTGACAAAATACTCACCCATGGCGACCCATTCATAGCTATCGCCTACCAAGAGCCCAATTTCTGGATAAATCTTATCCAACTTGTTAAAAGTAGTAATGATAGATGTAAAGGTCAATTTAGCCGAACCAGCAACTGTTCCGCCAGGTTTGAAAGTATCACCGCTGATATATCCATAATTAAAACTGGCTTCTTTGATGTCGCTAGAAGTATAGGCGCCTGCACGAATGGCAAACACCCTATCTTTAGCTAACATGGCTTGATTAAATGTTACCGTACCAACCACCTTACCTCTCTATTAAACTAAATTTTAAACCGCTCCAGGGTTTAAATTTTTCAGTAAAGGAATATGCAGGCGCTGTCCTATCGCCAACATAAAACGTTTTGGACGTCTGCCCAAGTATAGGGTCTGGGTAAGACACTTCAAAAAATACAGGCTGAACAGCGTTTTGAATCTGCGCCATCTCAGCCTGGGTCAACATCCCCCAATCACATTCCAATTTGCGCTTGGTTGTAATTCTGTCCCTGACCATGTCGCCGTTAGCGTTTCGCCCGGTTTCTCCATCCACATCATTGACTGAAACTTGAAAAGATTTAGGAGGTACAACTGTAACTCCATTGATAATCAATTGACTCATGTTTACCTCCTAAATGTTAAGCAAGAGCTGTCCCGCTTCTGCTTGAGCTTTGTTAATCTCGTCAATAGTAAAGCGTCCAAACTCTCTACTTCCAATCACAATAACGATGTCGCCATTTGGCAAACCAGATGATTGCGGTAGACCTCCGCCCAAAGCATTAACAACTGCACCGCCGACAACACGGCCCATGGTTTGTAAGAAGCCTGTATTTTCCAATGGCATAACCACCTCTTTACCTGCTTCACCAATCATGGCGACAGTTGGGCTATCCACGATACCACCACGGGCAAGGCGTGGAAGATTGACATAACCGATGCGCCCAATATTGACACCAGGGATTTTGTTGATTAAGCCGATTGCACCGTTTATCAATCCGATAAATCCGTTGACGACATTTTCAACTGTTGCGATTGCACCGTTCATGCCGGACTTAAACGCACCCGAAACTGCATCTCCGACTGCTCTACCGATATCCGTGAACCAACCCACAATGCTATCGAATATTCCTTTAAAGAAACCAGCTACATTGCTAAATGCATTTGTAATACCGTTCCAAGCGTCAGAAAACTTTTGACCAAACCACTGACCAACTTTAGAGAAGATGTTTTCGATATCTCTCCAACGTTCGCCGAACCACGGGCCTATACCTTGGAAGATTCGCACAATCGCATCCCAACCAGCCTGCAGTATAGCAACGATGGTATCCCAAACACCTTTTAAGAAAGAAACAATGGCATCCCAAACGAACTTGAAGATAGAAGACAGCATTTCCCAGATTCCTTTAGCAATCTGAACAATCCCATTCCAAGCCTTTTCCCAATCGCCAGTAAATACACCAACCAGGAACTCGATAATACCGCCTAGGATTTTCGAAACAGCTCCCAAAACATCGAAAACCACAGTCCAGGCTTGGACAAACCAGTCAGCTAATGTCTGGAATGTCGGGACAAGGACAGGCAAAATGTTCGCAGCTATCCAATCAAATAGCGGTACCAGAATGGTATCCCAAAGTAACTTTAAGGCGTCCGTAATTTGTCCGTATGCGGATAGAAAACTATCGATAAACGGTTGAATATGATTGTCGAATAAATCAGCAAACTTTTCGCCGATGCTATCCAACACTGGTTGAACATCATTATTCCAGCTATCTAGCAAAGTTCCAAATATAGAACTTAAACCTTCATTGAACGAATCGTAGAATGGTTTTACATGCTCATCGTAAGTTGTGCTCAACCCCTCAAACGCATTCTTGAATAGGTTTTTGATAGATTCGAAAGTAGGCTCAAGGGCAGAGAGCAAGCCGTTTAAAGCGGTAGTTATTTTATCTTGGTTATCAACTAGCGATTGTTCTATACCGCTTAGTATATCGCGACCTAATTTTGAACCAACTTCAACAATCCCCATTGTCCCATAGGTTATCGCTGAAAGAATATCTGCACCGATATTTGTCGCAGCTGCACTTGTAAAAACGTCATAAAACGTTTGACCGAGCATTTGAGCGATATTTCCAATGCTTGCGACTGCATCGCCTGCTATATCGAACTGACGTATCAGCCAACCTTTTATATCCAATTTGGTGTCGTTTAGTGATTTATTTAAGCTTTCGGCGATAAATACCGCAATTCCCATGATGATGTTGGCTAGAGCACCAGTGATTTGACCTAAAGCAAAAGCTAGCTTCTCTCCAAACCTTGCGGCTGCTTGTAAAACAGTTCCGTCTGCAAAAATATCTTTCAGCGATTGCCAGATACCTGCTAGAGCAGTTTTAAAGCGGTCAAGACTATCAGCTCTGAACGACATGTTAAAGCCATCTTTAAATAGGTCTTTTAATTTTGAGAGGTAATCAAAAAGAGGTTGTAGAGTCTTATCCCATCCGTCAAATATGGACTTAAACTGGTTGTCCATATCAGTCAATTCTATTTCTGGCAAGATGTCAGCTCCGCTTCCTGAGCCTCCACCTTTACTACCCTTGCCTCCGCCTCCAGAACCACCGCCTGAACCCGCTCCATCTGAACCATCGTCTTTGTTTAGATTCAGAGTGGTAATCTCATCAAAACCAGCTAATCCCATCAGCTCTTTTGCTGCCTTCTTAGCTGATTTAGCAGTATCATCTAGATTACCTGCGGTACCCCCAGATGCGTCATCTACACCGTCCATGGCGTCGCCTAGACCACCTACTGCATCGTTTGCGTTTTGTGCACCCTGAGCAAGGTTTCCAACTGCGCTATTCTTCACATTGGCTTTTTTGTTAAACATCAAACCAATAAACTCAGCGAGCTTGGCAGTGATATTTTTCAAGACCATAGCAAACGAATTAAGTACAGGCATCATAGCGTTGATAATCGGCAACATTGCATTACCGATATTTAGTGCTGCATCGCTTAACAGCGACTTGAACATGCTAATACGACCGTTTACAGACTGCTGTAAGGTATTTCCGTACTTAGCTGTTGCTTGCTCCAAAATCGCCATCAAGCGGATTTGTTGCTGGGTGTTGTAGTCTAATTGTTGCCAAGATTGCCCATTCGCAAAACGTTTGAATGCGTTGGTTGATTCAATCATAGCAACATTGACATTTATTCCGAGGTCTTCGATAGCTTCGGTATTACCCAACAAGCCCGAACGAATACGCTCCATAACATCGGTCATGGTCCGTCCGCTACCTTGCGCAATCACAGCGGATGTCTGTAACATCTTACCTGTATAAGCGCTCAGCTTGTTAGAATCCTTGATAAAGTTGGAAAACAGGTTGGAATAGACCGCTCCATACTTAGTAGCTTCACCTACGCTCATGTTCATAGCGTTGGCATTGTTATCAATCCATTTTAAAAATGCTTGGGAACTTTCGCCCATCTGTCGTTTGATTTGATTGACCGAAGCACTGACTTCAAGAGCCATCTGGGTAGAATACATACCAAGGTCTAACATTTTCTTGCCTAGATAAGCTAACGCGGTAATCTTAGCAAGTTTGCCCAAAGCAGTCGCCATGCCACCAGCTTGTTGACATACACGCTCTCTAAGGCCTTTTGTCTTGTTTTCAATTTTGTTTTGAGTCTGCTTCATCTGAGATTCTAACTGCTTCATCTTCTTCTGAAACGGTGCTATCTCACCTTCAACAATAACTCTCAACTCTTCTAACGTAACAGCCATCGTTCCCTCCTTTCTCCATTATTCGGAAGTTGTGAACCTTCCTCTCATTCTTTCTGCGTAAGCCCTCATCTGCTCCTGATGGATTTTCAAATCACGCTCAATACGAGCTTGTTCAATCTGCGCCCTATCCTCTTCGAACAAAGTAGGATAGAACTCCCAAATGTCTGGCGCTTCACCTTTTTCCTGAAACATCAGAGAAACAAAGCGAGCTATCATCTGTGATTGAATAAAGTGATGAGAAGCTATTTCCTTCTGCTTTTGGAATTGTTGCCTGTTGTAACTTTCAACTAGCTCTTTTAATTCCAAAAGAGTGTATTCCCAAAAAGAAAACGGGTCTATCCCTGCATCTAATGCTGTTGGATAAAACCCGCTAATCAATTCTGCGACCGAACAAGGACCAGAACCTACTCGACTGCTGTCAACGTCGGTTCTTCCTTCTCCTTGTTCCGAGGAATAAAACCCGATACTTCGAACAATGGTACGATGATATCAGTCATCAATTCAGTTTGTCCATAACCTTCATCGATGTAAGCATCGAACAAGTCATAGACATCATCCAATTTAATACCATGATGGAACTTCTGCAAAGCGCCTTGAACAACCAACAACATGACCTTCAAAGGTGGTAGATTGAACTGTTCGCCTGGTTTGGGCATAAAGATTTTGAGCAAATTAACACCCAATTTTTCTTCAACTTCACAGGCTTGGCGAGTGCTAAGACGCAATTTATAGTCTGTTCCCTTGACGGTCCAAACGATATATGGTTTACGTGTTGACATTTATACCTCCTTAAAGTACTACTGGATCAGTGAATTCTAAATCTGACTGCAGAGCCAATTTCAATGTAAACTCGATAGCAGAGTTGACACCGCCACCGCCCAGCTTGACAGCAATCTGAGCTGAGAAGCGGACAGTTGTACCATCTGGATACTCTTGCTCAAAGTGACGGATAGCTTTTGAATCAGACAACTTACGCAAAGTACGATAACTAGAAGTCGTTTTGGAATTCTCGTACTTGAATTTATATTCCAATTCGCCAGCGTCACCAATACCAAATTCATACTGCTTAATGGTATCCGCAAGGGTCGTATTCTCAACTTTCTCAGGGTCAATACCAAGTTCTGGAACTTCTTTCAAGCCCTCGATAACTGCATAGCCAGACCCCTTGGTCTCACTCATTTTCAATTTAATTCCGTTTGCTAACATGTTTTATCCTTCCATTCTGTATTGGTAAACGATTCGGGAGTTTAAGTCTAAAATCCCTTCAAATCGCATGACTTTGTGCCGTAAGTGCGTTGGGTCGGGTGTATCCACGCTGGATGTACGTTTTAGCCCGAGAGATGCAAAAATCGCATCAATCGCTACGGCTAATTCCGAGGTACTATCATTGTGGAAAATATCGACCTTATACCGCAAATAGGACATCTGTTCTGTATCATCTGTAATCTCGTAAGGCTTGTTTTCCTCTTCTAAGTAGATGATAACCGGGAAATTCTCCCAATCTTGCGGATATGTATCTGTCACATTGTCCGCAACCTCTTTCAATTTCTTGTAAATAATAGGCTTAATATTTATCATTTGCTGACCTCTTCAACTAGTTTCCGTTTGACATATCTGTTAATGTTCTTCGTGACTCGCTCTTCATTATCCTTGAGGGCTGGATAAAGATACGGCTGAGCAACCTGCCCAAACATCTTGTAAAACTCGCCAATCTTTTGAAAACGATAAGGGCCCACATCAATCTGGGACTCATGGACATACCAAGGTGTACTGCTATAAGATACGCTAACATTTGGCGAAATCCCTGCGTGGTTTGCAGCACCTTTTGGACCAGTACCAAATTCAACAAATCCGCCATGGTCTGATGTGCTAACCACTTCAGCTCTCGGATTCCCAGACTTAGACATCCGTACCTTTATGCCTATTCGCAAATCATCTTTGTTTGCAGGGGCCCGCAAAATTGCATCTGCCTGGACAACATTCTTGGCAGCGTTGTGTACAGCTTTTGCCATGATTTCGGTTTGCTGCTGTCCTGATAATCGTCTAAATTTTGCAATTAGCTTGTCAGCACCTATCAATCGCGACATTGTTCCAACTCCAAGACTTGATGGTTTGTATATCGTTTTATAGATATGACTTTATGGGTTACTTTATCGCTATTGATACAAAAGCCATCGTCTTCATCTATAAGAGTCTCACGATCTACCAAGCAATTCAAAATATATGCCAACCTCTGACCGTATATCTCAGCTTGTAAGCGACCACTAGCAGGCCATATCTCAGCCTGTATCTCAGTAGCAACATCGCTATAAGTAGCTTTCTTGATACCCTCATCACTCGTCACTATGACAGCTTTACGGATCAGATACGGCTTCAGTCGGTTTCGCTTCAAACGCACGACCTGCCACCCTTGCGAGTCTATGACTGCGGATACCATTTAAAATAGTATCAGACAGCCCGTCTTTATATGACACAGACACGCCCCCTTCACTTCGCGATGTTTCGCCCTCGCTTCCTTGGCGGTTGTACAACTCGAGTGCTACTTCCAGTTGCATTCCTTCCAGCGCTGGCGTAAGCTGACTTCGATTCGTCTCAGTCAAAATGATATTTTTAGCCCTCAAAAGCAAAGACGAGAGGATTTTATCATCACTCTCGCCTGTCAAAGTTTTTAATTCTTCTAGCATATCCGCCCCCTATTTTGCAGGAGCTTCTGCTCCTTTGGTCTTGATTTCTTCAATGTAATCAGCCAAATTCACATCTTGCAATTTAGCGTTTTTCTTCATCTGTTCATGACGTTCCTTGGTTAGTTCGATGACATCGTTAACACGATGAACAAAACCAAACTCATCATCTGTAAACTCTTTTAAAACTTTAAAGCGCATTTAGAGCCTCCTAGACAATCTCTTTCCAGTTGGCTGAATCGCTGCCAGGAGCTGTTGAGGATGAATCTACTTTCTTAGTGGCTTCAAACAATTTACCTTCGTTCTGTACACAAGCACCAGCTTCATAAGTTGCACCAGATACCCACTGCTCTGCACGGATGTTTAATTTGCCTTGTGCGCTTGGCTTCGCTTCTGGTTTAGAGGTCGCAATAGAAATGATGTACTTCTGGTCAAAATCAAAGACAAATGCTCCAGTATACAGCAATTGTTCCACCAATTCACCAAAACGACCTGGGATGTTGTTGTTATACTTCGTTTCATCTACTTGGATAGGCGAAACGACTACCCCGCCGATTGTCGCAACAGCTTGTACGCCTTTAAGGTACTTAGATGGTACTTTGTAAACCGTGAATGTATCCAACTGACCGACATAACCTTTGTAAAGCACAGTTTGATTGGTGTCTCCTTGTGGAAGGTTGACAATTTCTGACTTAATCGCTTTATAAAATGCTGGCGTCACAAACAACAAGCGGTTTTCCACTACGTCCAATTCATCCAATTTCTCAGAAACATCCAAGACAGCTTGGTAAGAATTATTAGCACCTTTAGTATTAGCTGGTACGACATTATCGCTGACATTACCAAGAAGAGCGTCAAAACGAAGATGGTCTAAGTACGGCGCCACAACTTCGGCAGCTTGACGAGCGACAACATAATTGACATTGACTTCACCGTTTGAATCACGCTCATCTAGACGATCCACAAAACGCCCCCAGTATTTTTCTTGGTCCAGAGTGTATGTGCGTTCTTCTGTTTGTGCATGGTCGAACTCATTGTCAGCATTACGCTTGTAGTCTTTGAGTTCTGTTGTGTCAGATTTTGTAACAGTAAATGAACGCCCGTTCATTTCCACTGCATCATTCGATAGCAAAAGCGGAGCTGAGTAAGATTTTTTAGCAACAACTTTCTCGATAATTCCTAAGAATTTTTCACGGGATGTTGCGGTGTTAATATTTTCAAATGGCATATTTTATTTTTCCTTTCTTATTTCAAAAAATCACGTTCCCACTTTTCAACGGTTGGTTGCTCTTGTGGTGCTTTCTTCATCGGTGCACTTCCTTTGGTCTTGTCAGCAACGCCTTTCAAGACTGCTGCTTCCCAAGTCTTTTGGATGGCATCGATGGAATCACGTACACTATCAGCGTCAGCAAGATTAACCACGTCTACTAGCTCAATTGGTAAGCCACGTTCGCTTAAAATCGTCTTAGCTTCAGCGGTTAGCTCTCTGCGTGTGATTTCCGCTTCACGGTCAGCAAGGTCTTGTTCACGCTTGTCAAGCTGGTACTTCTGCTTGTCTTCGGCGTTCATCTTGGCTAATTTCTTAGCTTCTGATTCAGCTTTTTCCTGCTCTGCCTTCCATTTAGCGAATTTCTTGTCAATGATGGCATCGACATCGGCATCGGTGTACTTCTTTTCGTCTTTCGGGTCTGTTGTGACTTGTTCAGGTTCAGCTGCTACCTGTTTGTCATCTTCGACCACTTCGACTGTTTGTGTTTCTTCGTTCATTGCGAACCTCCTATTTTTAAAGTCGTCCCCGACTGTATTTTCCATAGCTTTTACCGTCTTCAATGCTTGGACCAAAAAGAAAACTGGTCAATTTCGACCAGTTTTAAGTAATTTAGAGTAGTTTCAAGCAGTCTTTCCTGCTGTCAAGATGAGTGACCACCTCCTTGTTAACGACTAAACCAAGATTTCTTGGACAGCTTGTCAGCTACTTTCTTTTCAAGATAATCAAATCTCGAATTAGTAGCCTGTGCATTGCGTTCGACGATTGAACGTAGCTCAGAAATTTCATTTGCCTGTTTGGCGTTTTCATCAAGTAGACTTTTAATGATGTTCAATGCAATATCAACAGCTTCTTTAGTTCCCTGAACTTGTTCAATCAGTTCACGTTTTTTCTTAATACGCTTGTTCATAGCGATCTCCTTTCTATTTTTTTGTATCTTTATATAATTTATAGAGTTTGTATAACACAAACGGAAATCCAATGATAAACACAACACTCTCTATAATCAACCTAAAACGAAAATACAAGTCCATAACATTCTCCTGTTTTTGAACACGAAAAAAGCACTCGATTACTTGAGTGCTTATTTAAATAATTGGTCTGCCTTCTGCAAATGCTATTTTTGCTTCAGCTAACGTCATCTTATTTGGACCGCCGTCAATGTTAACAGGTCCAGTATTTTGCCATTTACAGGTGTCACAAATATCATAGTCCATAACATCATGACCGCAAACAGGGCAATGTAGCCATACATAACCATCAACTACCCAAGTCTTTTGCAACTTCTCTGTCATAGTAAGCTCTCCCTTCATCTGGTTTCATCATTGTCGTGATTGTTGCTTTTCCATTATTTCCTAGAACGTAGATATTATTTTTTACATCATACCTAACACGACGAGAATCTGTGTCATACCCAAGAATATTATCTTGTATAGGATTTGATAAAAGCTCTTGTCCTAATTTCAGATAATCTGATTTGGAAATGTTCCCAAATTCATGACTGTGTTTCTCAAAATGACCATTAAAAGACTTCTCAGACGGGAATTTTGCTTTTATCCATCTAGCTCGGTCCTTCAACTGCTCTAATCCTTCTCTGTCATTATACTTCAAATCAATATAGTCTTCAAGCGATTTAGGCGCCTTATCTCCAAGAATTGACTTGTACTTTTCATACTGGTTATTGGCACGTTCAATCTTCCAAATGTCCAAGTTATCCGCCTTGTATTTTGGTTTAACATACTTCTCATACCAGTCTTTATACGTCATATTGGCAGGCACCTGGATGGTCTTGCCTGTCACTGGGTCTCTGGCGCTTCTGGTCGCTTTAACCAACCATTCTTCATCATCTAGCGCTATAGTGACCGTCCTACACCACGGGTGTAATGGCGGGTAGTTCTTCCCTTTCACTCTTTCGCTGACCAAGTAGACTTCTCCATCATGCTCTCGGCAAATACTTGATGTTCGCAGGTCCAATACAGCCACAAGTCTGTAACGCTCAACTTCTGCTTCTTCATACGCCAGAGCTTCCATTTCAGCGTGGAAATGACTGGCCTCTGTCCGCACCAGCCTGCGTGAGTTGTAACTACCTTTTCCGAATTGGGCATTTATGACTTCTGCAGTCTCGTGCGCTGACCGACCTGTTAACAGACTGACTGCTAATTGCTTTTGTAATTCATTTGCTAAAGCTTGAGTATTCCCCCAAATCCTTTCAGAGTAATTCGCCCCAAGCCATGGCGTTTGCTGGATAGCTCTGATTTCCTCTGGGTCAATCCTGTTAAAAGCAAATGCCACACCAGACTGCTGTTGCAAATCAAAAATCGAATGGTAGTAAGCATCTGGAATGAATTCATCATAGAAGGTCCTAGATGCCTCATTTTCGGCTTTATACAGTCGGGTGGGTAAATTCTCTGTAAAGCCTCGTATCGCTCAATTCTGGAAGCGTAGGGAGCCGAATCGAGTAAGATAAGCAATTGCCGTATCTCTTCACTGTCCGTTGTATTCTGTAAAGCTAATTTTAACTCCCGAATATCGGATAAATCCTTGACACTAGCCAGTACCCTCTTAGCTTCATCATCCGTCAGTCCGTGGTCTCTGCGATAACTCTCAAAAATCTGGTCAATCTTTGAAGTGATATGCCTACTTGCCAGCTTGTGTATTTCGTCGAGTTGCTTTGCGGTTTGCTCTGCCTGGTCCATCGCCTGAACCATCCTCTGGGCTTTCCGCTTCTCCCAATACTTCTGATTGTCCATCTGTCACACCCTCTTCATAAGGCAAATTCTGGCTAAATGTGGGCTCTTCCTGCGCAGTCTCTTTTTCTTTCTCGAGTGCTTTAATTTCTGCATCTGGGTCTTCCACAAACGGCAAGAGCGAAATAAGCTGGCGCAGACTAACCTTGTCTTTGAGATTGCTGATGATTTGAGACAATTCCAACAAATTCTTCGGCAAACCACGGCTAAACTGCGGAATGATTGCCTTTGCGTTTTCGTAAATCTGTGACCAGTTGTAGTAATTCGCAAAAATCTGTATGCGTTTGTGTAAAGATTTGATATAGTATCGCTCTTTGGTCTTGGTAATCATTTCAAGCCCCAAAAGCTTAAATTCCATAGCTACCCCTGATGTATTCCCGGCGAAATTCTCATCTGACAGATTAGGGACGTGACTAAAAGTGTAAATATCCTCTTTCAGCGCCTTACGAAGTACTTCGACCGTAGCCTCATCCAAGACATTCTTCAAGAACTCAGCACTTGCGTCCTTCGGCAATTCCAGCAAACCTTCTTCTCGCAGTATCTCCATTGCTTCCCTTGCTTCTTCTGGCGTGTCTGCAAGTGCTGCACCATACAAGACCAAGATGGACTCGATAGCTTGTTCCTTGTCATTCACACGGTTACCCATCAGAGAATTATACGCATCTATCAAGCTAATCTGTTGCTCATAATCTCCAACCATATAGCGATTGTTTCGATACTCAATAATTGGCAGCCCCTCAAGATTATGTGGGACACCTTCTTCCGACTCCTTCTTCTGCTCTCGCAAAGACATGCTGTATTGCAGAGTCTCAGTCACTACTTGGGCCTGATAATAACTTTCTTCCGTCACATCGTCCTTTGTTTGATAGTAATAGACCGCAAACAAGGGTTTCTGCTCAATCGAATCATCGTAAACAATAAAAGTGTTCTCTGGTTCTAAACTACGTGTTACCAGCTCATTTTCACCTTCTTTGACATAGATGTACTCATAAGCCCTGCCATAGATTGCCATGTTCAAAGCATTGTCTGAGTCTGTCGAATCAACATCTGCACTATCAAATGCTTCTAACAGGTCTTCAATGTCCATATCGTCGGTCTTAGGATAACGGATAGCATTGCCCATAAAGTAACCTGTGGCGGTATCCGCAATGTCCTTGGCGTGATTGGCGACTGTCTTAAAGTTTGGCAGGTTGCTTCTGCGTGTGTGATTTTCGATTGCGTGCTTACCCAAGTAGTAATCTTTTAGCTTCTTGAGTTTACTACTTGTCTGGTCATGCTTTAATATCAATTTGTAAATGATATCTTTATCCAAATTCTGCTCATCGTACAATGAGCGACTATAGACTAATGTTTCTTCCATTTTGATCCTTTCTACAAGCCAAATAGCGATTTACGTTTGACTTTGGCTTTTGGTTTAGCCATGTGCGAATAAATAGCATAACGAAGTGCATCCAGTACATCATCATTCTTCTTTTCTGGCTCGCCCGTTTTCTCATTCCAGACATACTGATAGACTTCATCTTTGAATTTTTCAACCTTTTCCGAACAAACAAAAAAGCGACCTTGCTTCATCAGCTTAGCCACTTGTTCAATTCCACTCAGAACAGATTTATCTGCATTCACACATTTTAGATGTTCCCGTTCAAATCGGGCGACATGTTCAGGACGGGCGGAGTCGGCGTAGAAATAGATATTCCCGTACCGTAATTTGATGTCTTTGGCAATCTCCACCCAGTAATCAATTTCTTGATACTGCGCCGAGTATTCTTCTAAGAGATAGACTCTACCATCTGCCGTCTGTCCACAAACAACGATAGACCCATGGTGTTCATATCCCCAGTCAACACCAGCATAATAGATGGTGATGTCGTCTGTTGGAATATCCTTGCTTGGTATGAGCATGTCTTCCTTGAAATCACGATAGACAGCTCCTTCCCCGCTGACCCAACGACCGTAGATACCACGTTCTGTAAACATACCACTCGGCGTTGTTGCGATAAGGTTCTCGATATACCGCTGGTTTAAGAAGGTGTTATCAAATATCGTAAAATGGTTGGCGATAATGCTCTTGTCATCTGCTTTATCGATATAATCTTTTTTTAGCCAGTGGTTGGGGTGGTCTGGGTTAGTGTCGCAAATAATACGAGCGCCAAAACCTGAACAACGCTTGCGGATTTCATCAAAGACTTCCTTGTTGGCAAGCGTCGCTTCGTTGATATAGGCTCCGTACGCCGTCATACCGCGAATCGCTCTCAAACCAGCTACAGAACCTGTAAATGTCGTAACCACATAGACACCGAAGAGCGTGAAGTTTCCATGCTTATCAAACTTGAAATCTATCCCATACTTTTCTGATAGTTCTTGCAAGATGTTAGTCCGCAATGTACCTGCACTGGTAGCACCGAGGATATACATCGGATTGTCAACACCGCAAGCCTTAGCATTTCTTTTCGCTCTACGCAACTCCATGAGGAACAGGTCGTTATCAAGTTGAGTTTTACCTGCACGGACAGCCCCATGGTTTATCATCATGTACCAATCTTCACGCAAGGCCCGTTTTAAGATGCTGAGTTGCTTATCGTGGTATAGTCTATCAATTCCCATTTATTTCCTCTTCTAGTTTATCGAACAGTCTATCAAGTGCAGTTTCATGCGTTTCGTTAGTTTCCAACGATAATTCGCGCTTTTTGTTTTCTAGTTGCAAAGCTTTTATACGCTCTCGTTGTTCTTGTTTATCCAATCGGTCTTTTGTATCTATAGTAACCAGTTTGCTAATCTGTTCAAAAGCTCTAACATCGCCTTTCATAGCCTTCTGCATCATAACCATTGCAACAGCCATTTCATTTGTTGCTTCAAAACCTAAATCTTCTAGTTGTTTTTTGGCAACTGAACTTGTTACATCTGCCTGTAAAATAGTCTCAAAAGCTTTTTTTAGATTTGATTTTTTTCTTCTAGCTTTTCCGGAAGCAATGCCTCCTTTTTTTCCATTTTTTCGAGCTTCGTCCGAGCTTGGGACTATCAAGTTTTGTTCATTTGCCATCGCCTCGCTTCTCTCATTCTAAAAATTATCTATATCATTGTTAGCGTCCGAGAACTATCTACCTTGAAAATACCAGTCATTGAATTTGCTTGTCTGTCTTTTTTTGAATTTTTCGTATGTTGTGGTGGTAGTTTGGGCCCACGCTTCTCTAGCCGCCTCTCTCTGTTTATCAAGTCTAGCCCTTCTTTTCTCATTACTTCTCTTTACAGCTTCGTCGTGTATTTTTTTCCTTTGTTAAAGTTATCGAAATTTTTTTGAGCTCTTTTTTTGGCTGCTCCCGTTGCGTTATCACGTTCTGCCTTTAATTTTTTGTACATCTTTAGGCGATAAGAACTTGGTCCGTTTTTCTTGGATTCTTCTATAGCCTTCGCCCACTGACTTGCACTTTTTACTCCTCCACCGATACTAGCGCCTCTGCCTCCCATAACTACGTTCCTTTCTCTTTCATTCTTTTTGTTGTTTCGTTATCGAAATAAAAAACTTCTATGTCTTTATAATCGTACTCAACTTCGCCGCCATAAACAATCAACTGTTTTGGCGATAACTCGTCGATCATCTTATCCATACCAGAGCGCCATGCAGCCATCTGTTCAGAAGATTTTTTAACCCCGATTGTTGATACTGCGAGAGTTGCATTTCGTGGCAAACCATCAAAGCAAAATACAAAACTCTCATGACGTGACCAAGATACAGTCGGAATAACTGTACAACCATAGTTTTGCATCATCTGTCCAATTAATCGAGACCTGTACACATTCCAAATCTGCATAGCTATCGGCATGTCTTGGTAAAGACTAAAATCTGGCGTTAAGACACATAAGTTTTTCGATATAAAATTCTGGCCTCTGCCAAATCCTTTCGAATTGATAGTCATCTAGAAAAAAGTGTATCCCAGCAGAATAATCGGGCTTGTTAAGGATATAGTTAAAACCTTGTAATTTACTCGGCACATAGGTAACCGGCTCAAGTGATGGAATGTTATATTTACCGTCGACACGAGTTGCGTCATAATCACGCAAATTATATTGGTTGACAGTGGTTTCTCTATGTGATTCACTGTAATGTTCTTTGTCAATTATCCCATCCTTACGTAACTCATTTATTGGGAGTTCGTCTTCTGAAGCTAACTCAAAACCCGATAAATCAAAACCAAAATCTGACATGTCAATTGTTTCAAAGGCCTCAAGTTCTAAGGCAAGCGCGGCTTTGTCCCAACTTGAATACTCGGCTACACGATTATCAGCCAGTCTATACGCTCGAACCTGTTCATCCGTCAGGTTGTCAGCATAAGCAATAGGTATTGTGCTTAATCCAATTGAAAGCGCGGCTTTGAGCCTTGTATGTCCTGTTATTATCACATTGTTTTCATCGACTAAGATAGGTTGTTGAAAACCAAACTCTTTTATTGAAGTTGCTACTTTTTTAACAGCTTCCCCATCGTTATTTCTGGCATTATTATAATAAGGGAAGATGTTGTTGATTGGCACATACTCAATTTTTAGCAATCTTATCACCTCCGTTCCTCAATAAAATAAAAACCCACACTTCGTTGTGTGGGAAAAATATAGGAGAAAGACCCCTAGCGGAATCAAACCGCCCAACTTATAACTTACCTAGGATATAAGTAGCTGTGCAATCATACAGGGCCTAGTCGCATCCGCAACCATTTCAAAGTTAATGAGTGATATATGAATTCTCGTCCAACGACTTACCCCGTTCTGGGACACAAACACTCAAAGGAGAGTGTGGGATTCGAACCCACGGACCGCACGTAGGCGGCCACCCGTCTAGCAAACGGGCGCATTCGACCAACTCTGCCAACTCTCCATGTCAGGGAAGGCTTACTGCCTTACCCTTATTTCTTGATACTACCATTCTAGCAGAATATAAAAACTGTGCTAACAAGTATTGATTTGTTCAGTACGGTTTTGTAAAGTTCAATTTAGTTCCATTTGTTCCAAAACATCATTCAACTCACAGATAGCCGTATTCCTCCAAGTATAGAAAGTGGTTCTACTGATACCCATTTTGTCACAAACATCATCAACATACATCTTAGTAATGTAAGTCATTCTGAGGACTGACCTGCTCTTTGGATTTTTCAGCTTGTTAATCAATCTACCTAACTCAAGTTTCCTGTTAATAACTTCATTGGTATCTTGTTCAATCGCCTCTTTCATCACGATCAGCTGGGTATAGACATCATCAACCTTTTTAGCCTGACCACCCTTGACCTTGTCTGCCGTCCACTTGGGGCTTGAGAGCAAACCTGCCTCAAGCTCATTGATTTCATCTATACGGCTTTGAATATCCATATCAAGATTTTGTAGCTCATTCAAGAGCTCTTTAGCCTTGTTCACTCTCTGTCTCCTTTTTGTGGTATAATGTATGTGAGTTATTTACCACAGCCAGGGCAGAGAGTGCCTTGGCTTTTTTTGTTACTCTTGATTCGTAATCACATCCCCTTGTGTGATAACTTCAACCCAGCCATGCTCCAAACGAGCCTCAGCTTCTTTCATTCGAATCAAATTATCCGAAATAGAGTTATTCAATTCAGCATTGGCTTTTGCTTGACCTTGAGCCTTGATAACCTCTGCATCGGCATCGGCTTGAGCTTGGATTTTTTTAGTTTCAGCTTCTATTTTAACTTTCTCTTGATCCTGCTTAGCTGAATCTACTTGTTTCTGCTTAACAGATTCATCTTTGATGGCTTTTTCGATTTCATCGCCTGCATCTTGGTCAGTGATAGTAAATGATACAAATTCCAAGTTGTCAGCTGCGAACCGCTCTTTTAGTTTCTGGTCAATCTTGCCATAAACTTCTGTACGCTTAGAGCCTAGTACTTCGTAAATATCATACTCACCTGTCACTGATTCAATGGCCCGTTGCACAGCTGGAGCGACAACGCTATTACTCACATTTTCCAGGTCTGTGTAGTTAGTAAATACAGTCATAGCTTCTGCCTTGTTGACCTTGTACTTGACGTCAATATTGGTATTCAACCACTGACCATCCTTCGTCTGTGTCGTGATAGCTTCCATGGTCTTTGTCTGAACGGATGTCGGCAACTTATACACCTTATCAGCAAATGGAACTTTCAGATGGTACCCTGTCTGTAAAGTTTTTTCTTGTACCCCATTGAAAGCAGAGACTTTCACACCTACGGTATTTGCTGGAATTTTGACAACTGCGGTCAATCTAAAAAATACTGCAAAAATAATAAGTCCAATAATTGTAGCACCTGCTGCTATCTGACGTTTTGTTACTTGAAATTCATTTTCATACATTGTTTTATTCCTCCAATTTTGTAATATTAGTCCTCAACCCGTACCACAATAGGGAGTTGGACTATGATACCATTTGCAATTACTTTCTACTTATTTTATTTGTGGCTGACCGTACTGCCATTGGTCCAATAATGTGACTTTAATCTACAAAGGAGTCCTCCTTTTTAATTTATTTTCGGCAGAATGACCAACCGACCTGTGACAGTCGGATAGCCTTAGATTAGGTTAATTCCTCCAACTCAAAATAGTCAACCAACCCCTCTTTCAAATCTTCAAGTGTTTCACATTGTTCTAGCAAAGAGGCAACATCTTCCTTTGTCGTTTCTTTATCAAGGGTACTTTCTTCCACCGCATCAGCTACCCACTTTGGATGGGCTCCAGCATATGAAAATTCCTCCTGTGGCAGTAAGTCCAGCAAGGCTTCATAGCGTTCTTCAAGTGAAATCAGCGCTCCGAATGCATTGATGTAATCAGTATCATCTTTTTTCTGCTCATAAACTACTGGTTGATTTTGCTTTACAACCTCTGCATAGATTGCTGACCACTCTTTCTCTGTAAAGCTTGATTTTTCAACCAACGCTCCGTATTCAATTTCATTTCCATCAACATTAATTTTGTAAATCATATTCTACTCCTTTTGTATTTTTAATTTTTAAGATAAATCATCCAACGCTACCCATCGAAATTGTGGGTATTTTTTAGCTTCTTCTTGGGTGCAAAGCATCGCCTCTGCCCTAACCGTTTCTTTTGCATCTGCCATGAAAATACTGTGAGTTCCATCGCTATATTCTAAGTAGTTATACTTTGCATGTCTCGGCTCTGGCGCATCGACCAGTAGCACGCCTAGTTTTTCATTAGTCATTTGTTACCACCTCCACCAATTCCGGATTTTCATAGATGTTACCGATGACTTCCTCATCTTCAGTCCACGCATAACCATCTCTAATATCAGATAAGTATATAGCAGGCATTCCGCCGATATAACGTCCGCCATACTCTTTAAGGAAAATTACTTCGTGAGAACAACCCACGGTGCACTTTACAATGTCACCGATGTATACCTCCTTGCCGTTGACATCAAACAGCCCTGTGGATTGCATGAGGATAACATCATCAAATCTACGCCAATATTCGCCATTTTCATCTCGTAAGCGGACTCCTTTCGTATCGATATAAATTCTTTCGACTTCGGATATTCGGTTTCTTATTTTATCCCACGCCCTAAACTTCGGTATCATTTTCTGCCTCCTATATTTTTGAAAAATAAACCTACCATACTGATGATAAGCACCCAAATAAGGAGCAACATTCCTATCAGTCCAGATAGAACGATTAGATTAAGTAAAATATCTAAGATAGGTCCATTCATCCATTTACCTCCTTTTTAGGAAGATACTCATACATACTATACCTCGACCAAGGTATAAGTCTATGCTCTCCATCCAAAGGATAGAACATAGCCTCATGCCCATGTCTTACTTCTTCAAATTCTTCATACTGCTCATCACTAACCCAATAACGTGTGTAAACATCAGAGTATTCTGGATACCAACGCTCACCACAACAAGAACAGTATTCCATATATTCAGGTTTTTGGCTTAGAATTTCTTCTAATCGCTCTAAAGCCTTTGCCTCTTCTGTAGCTTCAATAATGATTTCAGACGTTACATTTTCATCAATTACAAAGTAACCTCCAGAATTATTTTGGTCAAAAACATAAAAATAAGTTTGTGCTGTTGTCATTTGTTCGCCTCCTTAATCTACTTCTTCTCTAAACTGCCAAGCCCACTCAAAATCCTTTTTGATTTCTTCTTCAGTTAGTTGAAAACCTTTTTTCTTTTTCCAGTCATTACCTAGCTCTTTTTTGATAACTACCTGCTTAAAACCATTCATCATAAGTATGTGAACTTCAGTTCCGATGTTGTTAGGGTTGGGAAGTTCAACTGTGTACAGTTTCTCCTGCTCAATCTCATAGCCGAAAAGCCACGCTAGGGCGAAAGTCTCTTGGTTGTGCTCTAACCATTCGCCAGTATCATTGTATTCATCGCAGTAATCCATTGCACGGAGCAATCCATACCCTTCTTTATTTTTGCAATATTCGATACTATCAGCGATAAACTTCGGCACCACAACCTTCTGCGGTTCGTGGATTTGGTCAATCGTGTTCACAACAACTTCAAGTGGTACATAATCGACCTGGACACATCCTCCTATAATTTCGCCTGCTTTAAATATTACCCTCTCTCTGTTAGCTATTTTTATTTTTGATTGCTCAATAATCTCTATCGCTTCCTGTTTATTCATCTGTTTACTCCTTGAAAAAGGTATCAAAGTCCAACCAATCATCTTTAATAAGATTTCCAATCTTCGTTACTCTACCTCCAAAACCGTTACTCTTAACACGTATATACTTCCCTTGCAGTTCTTCCCAGCTATTTGCACCGGCAACCTCCAAGATACGGTCTATCAGCTCAAAGCTCTTGTGAAAAGCTACTCGTTTTTTCTTGTGTTCGTCGTATTTATCTAGGCAGTATCCTCCAATAGATACTCCAAATCCATATCCCTCAACAGTCAGATAACAAGTTAAAATTCCATGGTCTTCTCTGCCCAAGAAAGTTTTGGTTATCTTTACGTTTTCAATTGTGTTATTCATCTGTTTCCTCCAATTTTCTCGCTATCGCCTCAATCACATTAACCGTGACTGAGTTACCAGCTTGCTTGTATAGTTGACTATTACTGTTTACTGCCTGGGCTCTATCAAACGCCCAATCTGGAAAACCTTGCAACCTCCAACACTCGCGAGGTGTCAGTTTGCGGATGCGGATACCATCTAATATG